CTGTGTCCTAACCAGCTCTATAATAATGGAAATTATTATAGATACATCTAAGGAGATGTTCATGCCGCAATCGTGTACCAGGGCTATTTTAGCCGCCCGATTAAGGGAGGTTGAAAACTACGTTTCTTCATTTGATCTTCCGGTATCGCTACGCTTTGAACCGTCGGAAGACGGTCTTGAAGCCATGCTTTACTTTGAGAATCACCTTGAAGGTGACGCAGTTGCCTACCATACCACTTTGCAGTGGGATGGTGACTGGCGCCCGATTTGGCATGATCTGGTTAGGTTAGTTCATATTAGTCTGATAGAGAAGTTTTCAACTTCTCATTCTACCTAATATGTTCCACAGTGACATTTCAGGGGTACTTTTAAACCCCAGTAGCTACCGTGAGGTAGGGTGACATGACGACGACCTATAAAGAGATTCCCTTCTACCATCGTATGACGAACCAGCGCTACTATGTAGACTGGTCTTCCGTTAACGAAGTAGATGAGAATCGGTGGATACCCGTCCACCTGGTTACGCTCAATTCCAAGTCTTATGTGACAGGTGGGATTAATCCCAACTGGCGCTCAGACATCCGTCATCATCGAAATGCAACCACGTCCCTAGATGGGATGCGATTGCGGTATCGACGATCGATTGGACATTATGAAATTGAGCTTAAAGCAGGTTCGGTCGGTAGTATCTTACCTCGTAGGTTCGAAGCCTATGGGAGTCTGATTTATTGTCAGATTCCACCAGCTCCCTCCTTTGCGTATGCTGCAGCCGATAATCTGGCAAGACAAAAGTTTTACCAGGACGCAAGCAAAGCCATTAGATCCTTCCAAGGACTAACCTTTGCAGGCGAACTTCGTGAAACCTTAAAGATGTTGAGACATCCAGCTAAGGGTCTTCGGCGGGGCCTCGATGACTACCTTAAGTCCGTACAGAAACGGACCCGTAGAGCAAAGAGATCCTCCGTTAAGAAGATCGTAGCTGACTCCTGGCTAGAACACGTGTTCGGTTGGAGCCCTCTTATCAATGACGTTCGATCCGCAGGACAAGCACTCAACGATCGCCTAAACAGATTCTCTAGTGATTATACTAGAGTTTCTGGATCGGCAACCGATGAGGCCTCCTACGAGAATCGAGGTCAGGATACTGAGGGTCCCTACTGGCGCGTGTTCTGGGATACCTTAACCCGTGAGAAAATCACGGTACGGTACTATGGAGAGGTAAAGAGGGAAGCACCTTACAAGACCCGATCGGATATGCGACTTCTCGGCGTAAGCTGGGAAGACCTCATACCGACGGCTTGGGAGTTGATTCCTTATTCCTTTCTCATCGATTACTTCACCAATATTGGTGACGTACTCGAAGGGTGGTCGGTTCATCAGTCGGATCTTGGTTGGTCGGCTAAACTAATACGAAAGAGAGCTGAACGTAGTTCAGTCAATCATCGTGATAGTAAGGCCTATACCATTGCCAATTATCCTTCTTTTAAATCGCTCACCCGCATCTCACTGTCTTGTTCTCAAGCGGTCTGTATTAGGACTGATGTTAATAGAAGCCCTGCCTCGGTTCCTCACCCAAGTTTTTCTTGGGAGATACCAGGGATGGGAAGGAAGTGGATTAATATGTCCGCTCTTTTAGCTTCTAGAAACAAGGTCCGAAGACAGATTTTTCGATAACCCTGACCCATTCAAGGTACAATATGTCCGTTACTCTTTCGAGCCCGGTTACGGGTAGTGCGCAGACTGGTTTTACCAGTCCCACCTATACTGTCATTAGCGACATCGCTCCTGACGTGAACGGTAAACAGTCTGTGGTCACCGCTTTGGGCGGTACACAGACTGGTGTTAACGTTTCGTCAGTGGCGTGCCCCTTTACTCTTACGTTTTGGCGACCCAAGAACCTTAAGGTTCTTGGTAGCCCGAACCCGAGTACGGGGGTCGTTTCGTCTGTCGCCAGGAACGTATATAAGCTGGTCACCCGTAAGGGTGTACTCCCGCTTGCTGGTCAACCCTACCAGACGATGCTGATCACCACTTCTGTGGAGACTCCAGCAGGATCTGATGCGGCTGATCCGGCGAACGTTCGAGCTGCTTTATCGGCCCACATTGGCGCCCTTTACCAGCAGAGTGCTGGCCTGGGCGACACGTTGGTCTCCGGAGTCCTTTAATGGATTCCGGATACGAAGGTACTATTATCGTACTTTTCGTACTTGTTATGCTTTTGAACTTTCTGCATTCGTGTGGTGTTTATACCCCACTAGGCAGTTAGTTTTCTAGCGTAACCGCAGCTCATGACTCAATGGCTTATTAGGTGGTGCACGATGAGATCGATAGACTCTCATGCTCTTTACTTAGACCTGCTTGCAGACCTCGGCTTAACCTACGGTGATGACTTTTCAGTCTTACCCTGGGATAGTCCTCGGACCGCTGCGGCCAAGTCCCTGGCATCGTCCTTCGTGAAGAAATATCACGGAGACGCGATGACAAAGGAACAACAGCTTGTAGCCTACGAGAAGTTTTGTACTGTCAATTCGAAGTGCAAAACTTGGCAGCTAAATGTTGTAGACTTGCGTGACGAATTATTGATTGGTACCTTAAAAAAGTACCTTTATCAATTCTTTGTCCCGCCTGAACGATGCACATTAGTCCATTCCTTCGGATCAATCCTTGATCATGGAGGGACGGGCCCTGGTGCGTCGATCGGTTCTGAGTCGGGTGACTTCTACACGAAGTTATTTGACTCTAACCTTTCTACAACATCGCTTGGTCTCTATCGCGCTTATGCGACCTACTTTGGACAGTTGCCCCTGTGGAACGAAGCGGAGATTAACCGCAAAGGTTCCTGGGGAGGTCCAGACGTAGCTGCAGGTAACCGTCTTAGCTTTGTACCTAAAGACGTTAACACCGCAAGGACTATCTGTGTTGAGCCCAATCTAAATATGTTTTTTCAGATTGGCCTAGGGAGGATCATTGAGCATCGTCTACGTGGATTTTTCCATATAGACCTTGCAAAACAACCATCCCTTAACAGAAGTCTCGCTCACCGCGGATCTCAAACATTAGATTTAGTCACTATTGACTTATCTTCTGCCTCAGATTCGATGAGTACGAGGATGATACGTGAGATGCTTCCAATTGAGATAACTCAATGGCTTGACATCCTACGTTCGCCCCGTTATTCTTTTAACGGTGAGGACGGTGAACTGAATATGGTTTCCACAATGGGAAACGGTTTCACGTTTCCATTGCAAACTGCTTTATTCAGTTGCGTTGTGGCTTCTGCGTTTGAAGTGAACTCAGGTGTAAATCGAGTTGACAACTCGTTATCTGGGAATCTCTTTGAACACAGAGTGGCAAACTGGGGTGTTTTTGGAGACGATATTATATGCCCTACAGAAATTGTAGGGCATGTTTTACGTCTCCTTGAACTCCTTGGTTTTACCATCAACCACGGGAAGACCTTCACTGGTAACTTCCCCTTTAGGGAGTCTTGTGGTGGTGACTTTTTTAAAGGTCACCCTGTCCGAGGTGTCTATTGTAAGACCCTTAAGACGACACAAGACTGTTATTCTCTGATAAATCAGCTGAACCTATGGTCCGTTAACCAGGGTATTCCCCTAGTCCGGACCGTCGGATCCCTCCTAAGACGAGTACCGCGTATTGCAGTACCCCCTTGGGAAAACGCTGATTGTGGAATATGGATCTCCGAAAGGAGTATATTCGAACTCAGGCCTAGGAACATACGCAAGGGAAGATACGGTAGCTACCTTTATAGGTGCTTCCGTGTTAATCCGAAGTGTATGACCTTCGACGAGAGTAAAGATATTATCCATGTTCCGCGCGGTGATAAGCCTCGCAGGTATAATCCTGCTGGGCTTTACATCGCGTTTCTCAGAGGTAACATCGTCAACGGCAAAATCCTGGTCAGGCCTGATCAGGTCCGTTACACGACAAAGCTGGCTGTTGCACCCAATTGGGAAAACAGCCTAACGGTAAAGAACCCGTTTAAAGGTTCTTTTGGAGGGACGGGGCTGAACGCCCCGGAGCTAATCAATTTGATTAGCGCCTGGTGACGAAATAGTCACCTGGGAGGATGCTAGGCCTAG